GTGGAGATGTTGAGGGTTTTGCAGCCGTCGCGTTTCCGATTGTTCGGCGTGTGTTCGCAGGGTTGATCGCAAACGATCTCGTTAGCGTTCAGCCTATGAGTCTCCCTTCGGGACTCATTTTCTTCCTTGACTTCCAATACACAGATACTCGTCTTGATTATCGTGCAAACGAATCCCTCTACGGCGGGCAAGTTGTTGGTCGTCAATTGACAGGTGGTGTTAACATCGGTCAGCCCGAGCCGGCTTCTACAAATACTGGCGCAGGTGCTGAAAAGGGCTTCTACGGTCTTAACAATGCTTACAGCTCACCTACTGGCTCGACAATTTTCGCTCGTGCCAGCTCGAATGGTGGCTTCACTGTTGCTGTTAATAAAACAGATGCCCAAAACGTTCTACACTCGGCTGTTGGTCTTGGTACTGCTTCAATCGCTATTAGTGCTCTCACCGAGAACGACAAGAAAGCTATTGATTACGATCCGGACATTCTTGGAATGGTTAATACCAACAAGGTATCGCAATGCGACCTCGTTCTTTCTGCTGCGTTGCACCAGACCATTGATCTTGATAACTTAGTTGCGCTTATGGTCAGTAACGGTAGCACAACTCCCACCCTGTTTGGTGTTGGTAGTGACGAGTACATGCAACCAGTTCGTCGCTTGACTAAGGTTGTTAAGGGCTCTGGAAATGAGGACATCCACGTTCGTTTTACGATCGTTGGTAACAGCAATGCTTCCATGGCCGACCTTACAACGGCAGCTGCCGTTCCTGATGTGTACCTTTCACACCCACTCAAGGACAACTTTAATGCTGCTCCTGAGCTTGGTGCGGTTGTTGGCGCTGATCAGTGGGGCCTCGAACTTGCGGGTAATACTACTGGCAACTTGGGCAAAGATAAGATCCCCGAGATCGACATCAAGGTCGACAGTATAGCTGTCACGGCTATCACCAAGAAGCTCAAGGCTAAGTGGACTCCGGAATTGGGACAAGATCTCAATGCCTACCACAACCTCGATGCTGAAGTTGAGCTTACGAGCGTTCTCTCCGAGCACATTGCTCTAGAGATTGATCAAGAGCTGCTCTCTGATCTTGTTAATGGTGCGAAGGCTGGTACTTACTACTGGTCACGTCGTCCTGGTCAATTCATTGATCGCAATACCGGCGCCGATATTAGTGCCCTTGCAAACGAAAGTATGCTTGGTGCCGATTTCACCGGTACGGTTAGCGAGTGGTACGAGACTCTCGTTGAAACAATCAACGATGTTTCGGCTCAGATTCATCGCAAGACGCTTCGCGGCGGGGCCAACTTCATTGTTGTTTCGCCTGAAGTTGCGAACATTCTTGAGTTCACTGCTGGATTCCGTGCCAACGTCGCGCAAGACGAGAGCAAAGGTATGGTCGGCGCTGTGAAGTCCGGAAGCCTTAGCAAGAAATGGGATGTCTATGTTGATCCTTACTTCGAGAGGAACGTTGTTCTTGTTGGACGTAAGGGAGGCAGCTTCCTTGAAAGCGGCTTCGTGTACGCTCCTTATGTGCCCCTCCAAGTCACTCCTACCATCTTTGGTACGGAAGACTTCGTGCCACGTAAGGGTGTCATGACTCGTTATGCTAAGAAGATGGTTCGACCGGATATGTATGGTCTTGTCATCGTCAAGAACCTTCTTGGATAATCGCATAAGCGACTTTAATTAGAAAAGCCCCATCTTAGTTTTCTAAGGTGGGGTTTTTCATTTTCAAAAACCTATTTAGTATGTATAGGAGTATCCATTGAATGGCCATTGTCACATTAACACCGTCGAGCGAGACGTCTTCAGCAGTTTTACCAGCAACGGGAACTCTTACAAAAGCTCAAACATCATCTAACTATCCTTTTGCAATATATTCAGATAGCACTGGAGAGCTTTATGACGCAAATTTTATATCTGGAACAGTAGAACAAGTATCTTATACATATAGGAAGCTTGGTGGTGATGTTCTAGACATCGAGATCACAGAACAAAATGTCTATGCTGCCTACGAGGAGGCCGTTCTAGAGTATTCTTACATCATTAACATACACCAGGCCAAGAATGCTCTTCCAAACGTTCTAGGCAACACAACTGGCACGTTTGATCATCATGGACAGCAGCTCTCTTCTTCACCAATGTCAGGAACAGAAGCTGCTTTAAGATACCCAAAATTTACTTTTGGATATGCAGACAGAGTTGGCGACGGAGTTGGGAATCAACTTGGTGTGGGCGGAAACCAAAATATATATTCTGCATCGATTGCCACAATACAAGATATTCAAGATTATGATCTACAATCATTAATCAATGCCACGTCTTCACAGGACCCAGCTGCAGCATATTTTGGAAAAGTTGGCGGCAAGAGGGTCAATATTAAGAGAGTCTTTTACAAAACCCCTCACGCTATGTGGAGATTTTACGGATATTACGGTGGGCTTAACACTGTGGGCAATATGTCGACATACGGTATGTATGCTGATGATTCCAGCTGGGAAATTATTCCTCCATGGCAGAATAAAGCCCAAGCCATGGCTTATGAAGACGCAATTTATACGAGAAATTCACATTATTCTTATGAGCTTAAAAATAATAATATGAGAATTTTTCCAAAACCCACCACGGTGTCTCCTGGCACTATTTGGGTTGAATTTACGATCCAAGAAGACGCCTGGGATGAAGAAACTGATAGAAGCGGCGGTAATCGCGGCGTCAACAACATGAATACTCTTCCCTTTGCCAACTTGCCTTATAAAAATATCAATAGTATTGGTAAACAGTGGATTCGTCGTTTTGCGCTAGCTTTGACGAAGGAAATGCTTGGCCAAGTTCGAGGTAAATTTGGGTCAATTCCAATTCCTGGTAATGATTTACAACTTAACGCCTCAGATCTTCTAAATCAATCAAAAGAAGAGCAGGAAAAATTAAGAGAAGAACTTAAAACGATTCTTGATGAGCTTACTTATAGCAAACTATCTGAAATTCAAAGTAATATCACTCGGACGGTACAAGAAACCCTTGCAACCGTCCCGGTTGGAATACTGGTAGGATAAGGGGGCCATGAATGTCGAAAGAATCAAATAAGTGGGACCAGCCAGCCTCGCCCCCTCCGCCATTATTTGCGGGGGCGAAGGAGAGAGACTTTGTTAAACAGGTTAATGATGAAATCATTGAGCGTGTAGCCGGCCAACAAGTACTATATTACCCAATCGACATTGAAACCACCAATTTCCACCCCATTTATGGCGAGGCCATTGAAAAAAGTTTTTTGGCGCCAATCAGAGTTTATGCTCTGGTTGAGTGGGAAGGGATACAAACTTCTGCGCAGCACTATGGGCTTGATAAAGATGCCTCAATTGTTGTTCATTTTCATAAAAGACGATTAACGGAAGATCAAGACCTTTTTGTTCGCGAGGGAGACTTTGTTTTATATGGAAAAACATATTATGAGATAGTTACACTGCAGGAGCCAAGAGAAATATTTGGCCAAGCTGATAGAAGGGTAGAAATATCAGCAAAATGCGTCCGCTCGCGCCAGGGGTTATTTGATGCCAGGTAAAAAAGACTATACACATACAGAAGTTGATGATCCGACTGTTATTAGAGAGGAAATACTTCAGCATTCCACGTTAGAAAACATTGATGCTTCTTTGTTTGAGTTCGTGGAAAATATGAGTATTCACGCAGCAACCAACAAGGGGTTTAAAAAAGTGCCCGTTATATGGACCTCAGCTGAGCGCTCCTTCCAAATAAAGCAGGACAAAGACCTTAGAGACGATTCTGGCGCCCATATATTGCCAGTAATTTCGATTGAAAGAAGTAATGTCACTAAAGATCTCCAAAAAAAGGGCTCTGTATTCGGAAATGTGCCAGGCGCCGGTTCCTTGACTGTGGCGCGAAAAATCAACCAGGAAAAAACAAAGAAATTTGCCAATGCAGATACTTTTAGGTTAACGTCACAACGCAATTTCCCCAGAAAAAATGGCAAAGTTGTGTACCAGACGGCTACGATGCCTCTTCCAGTTTATATTGACGTGCAATATAATATTAAAATTAGGACAGAATATCAGCAACAATTAAATGAAATTGTCACTCCCTTTGTTAATATTGGGCAAGGAATCAACTACTTTCTTTTAAATCGAAATGGACACAGATATGAGGCTTTTATGCAACCTGGATTTGATTTGGAATCAAATATAACAAGTCTTGGGGAAGAAGAGCGGAGATACGAAACTCAAATGTCTGTAAAGGTGCTTGGATACCTCATCGGAGATGATAAAAATCAAAATCCACCCAAGATTGTTTACAGAGAAAGCTTCGTTGATATTAAAATTGGTCGGGAAAGAGTTATCGTTGGAGACATCCCAACTCACATCTCGTCAGATAAAGCAGGCTTTAGAGATTAAATAGGATTTTCACCAACTTCCTAACTATTTATTTAGGAAAACACTAATGCTATAAGAATAGCTATAAAAGGGAGAAATTAGGATGTCAGCGTCGAAATTTAA